ACTATCATCCTCAACCGGGTTGAAGTTAGCAAAACTTTCGCCTAATTGATCAAGAGTTTTATTAGCCATTTAGTTTAGATTCAGCGTAGTCGTAAAAGTCCTCCATTCTATTCATCCAACCTCGTCCAAAGTCGGCAAATGATTTAAGAGATTTAAGGAAGTGTATTCTATGAATATAACACCCATCAAAAACGTATCTCTCTCCTTTTGCCTTTATAAGCCCATTTAAGGCACTCAAAGTCATTTTGCCTATAATACCATCAATTTCTAAATTAAAGCCCTCAGAACGCAAATAAGACTGCAACTGACGTGATGCACCACCTACTCCAGAACCCCAAGCAAAGTCTGCCCAAAATTCTGCAATTAAATCTGATTCTATTCTATCGGCTTTAACACCATACCAATACAACTCGTACATACCCAACCAATCCTCTTTTGACATAGCATAGAAACGCTTGATTGAGTTTTCACTTGAACCGTGTTTAGCCCTCCAAGCAGCCCACGTTATTCCTTTGTTAGTATGAACGCCAGAGCCATCAGGCACACAGTTAGCACTTGCACTATCTTTAACGTGCTTTGATAGTCCACCCTCCCACTTGAGGATGTAGTCAATGTTACAATGTTTTATGTTTCCCATTTTCAATGTGTTTAATAAGTCTTTCGATGTACCACTTTGCTTTGTGTAAATCTTCAATCCCGTTCTTTCTGTCATAACGAATAACGTACTTAAGAGCATTACCCTGACAATAACCTTTGAAACCTTCATACGACATACTTGATTTAATTGAATCTATTGCCTCAACTTCTCCTTGATAATGAGGCGGTTTATTCACTACATCCATATTTTTCTAAACTCTTCTAATGGCAAATCTATTAAAAATCCGTGACCTTCACAATAAACGTGAGTCATTTCATAAAACTCTGAGCAACCAATAACCTTGTCCAAGTCCAGATACCCATCAACGATTATCTCAACTGTATCAGCATCCATCTCAATCCCAATCTGTCGGTAGATAGGGTCAGTCTGCTCTTCTCTAAATACAAAACTTACAGGTACTTTCATCGTGTTTTATATGTAAATGCATTAACTTTCATTTCCTCACTCTTGTCTTTTACTTTTCTTTCGGGGTGTAACTCTAACCAACGACCGCCTAAAGGTTTGGGACTTGCACCTCTCTCCACATGCCAACCACCTTTACCCTCGTTGTATTCCTCTTTGTAGGTTGCCGTACGAACCATCAGAATATCCTTGAGCCATACTTTATTTTGACTCAACCTTTCAACCGTATAGGTTAGTTCGTGATCTTCGTGAACGTGTCCCATCCATATCAAGTCAGCACCCTCTACCATTGTAGACATTCTATTGAACTGAATCGTTCCCTTTGTCACTGGTCCACCTCCTCCAGAGCCGTGAAAATATTTTATAGCAAATCGTGTCCTACCCTCTCCAGTGTTACGTTGAAATCTATAAACAATCCATCCACCATAACCACCAACCTCAACTTGTGTTCCATTAAGAGAGTTCAACCCATAAACAAAACGTTCAATAACATCTGTTTCTTGTCTTTTTAAAATGTTGGTTTCGTGGTTACCATAGCCCACAACCTTAATCAAATGAGCATAAGGACTAAACCATTGTACTGCATCGTTTATAACGGCATCTAAATAGTTTGCCTTGTTGTGTTCGGGTCTAATGTCGTTCTTGTTTTTACGAGGATCATAGGCACCCTGCATCAAACAGAAGGTATCCCCATTTAATAGTACGTCTGCCCCTATTTCTTTGGCTTCGTCAAGATGACGTTTAAGCAGGTCACGTTGGCACTTAGGGTTATCCCAATGTATGTCGGATAATAAAAGAACTTTTTTGGATTCCCACTGGTTGTCGATAAGGTGTACATTTGTTTTCATAGTATTATTGCCAAGATTAAAATAGCCGATGTCATAAATGAATAGTTGCGGTATCTTTTGACCTTGACTTGTTGTTGTTCGTTTGCGAATATAAGAGTATTTATTAACTCCTCTTGTCTGTGTATAGTAGATGAGTCACTTTTGGCTAATTGGATGTACAACTTTTGCTTTTGTCTGCATTCGTGTAACTCAATTAACCTCTCATTTATTTCCTTGATCGTGCTGTCGGAGTATTGAGAGTAGACTCTCTGTGGTGTTAATGCTGCTAATACTATCAGAGTAAACGTTGCGAATGGAATCAATCTCTTTATCAACTGCATAGATTTCTCTAATTATAATGACTCTACTTGTATCAGGTCGGTATGTCGCAATAACTTTCGAGGTATGGTGTATTGATAATAAAATCGATAGCGTGACCACCCACAACATCAGTTTTAGAATCGTAGAAAGGTTCAGCCACTCCGCTAACTTGGACTTCAAAGTCTGCATCACTTATATTTCTTTTTAATAAGGTTACTATATCTATTATAATCCCTGCTGAATCACTCAACACCTCGATAGTATTAGACGAACTCTCAAAGGTTCTGTCCATTACCATCATTGCAAATTGATACGAAACCAATCTTTGGTCGGTATTAAATGTAAAGCCATTCGGCACAAGCCAAACAATAGGGTAGTACTTAACCTCGTCAACTGCGAAATCAAAATCAGCCCCTACTGCGAACTTTCCCACCATCTTGTGAGATTCGGCTTGGGTTTTTATCTTGTCGATTATCTGGTTTAGCGTCATACTGTTTTAATTTGGCTTCGTTCTTTAAACGCCACTTGTTTTTAGTCTTCTGGGAAGTCATAGTTGTAGAAACAATCGTCATCTCCACCTGGTAGATACATACCTCCAAAGAAAGCAGTATTGTGTGGTCTGATAACATCGAAACCACTTCCAGGATTTAAGTACAACGGATAGTCTGTTGGGTTTTCTTTTAAATAATCTCTTAATCTCTCAGCGTAATACTCTGCCTTGTCACGATAACGCTTCTCAATCATTGTCAATTCCTCTGTGGTGATAGGTGTTGCATTTTCGCTATTCCTTGATGCTACACTCTTGTTCATAAACTTGAAAGTCAAAGGTAGCATACTCTCAACCAACGTATAGTACTTTAAACAAGGTGCAATATAGTTATCTATCAAAGTTGTATTTAAAGACGTTAGAGTGCCGTTATATGCTTGTGTCAATACCTCATCGTATACACCACTTCCAACGATGTCACGAATGTATATTTCTTGTGCCTCTTTGATTGCCGATTTAAGCAACTTATCGTCAAGGTTCTCGTTTAAAGGTGTGTTGTCCTTTAAGTATGTGGTGCTTATAAAATAAATAAAATTAGCCATTGATTTTACGTCTTACAAGTTTAGATTGCCAATAGTGTCTGCAATATGGAACGTGAGTATTAGTTCCTTTGATAGTCATCCAACCACCTCTTCTCCTCCATACATCATAACCAAGTATTGAAGTCATTTGATCAATATCCTCTCTGGTGTATAGTCTGTTGAATCCTACAATCTGTCTGCAAAAATCTCTTGAGGTTTCAATTATTTTATCTCCAGAGATTCCCGGTGCTTTTTCGTATGCATACATTGACAGTATCTCTGTTTGTATGCCATTCTTTTTTAACTCATTTAAACCTTTATTTGTTGTGTTTAACTTGTTGTCCAAAAGTCCGTCATTGATTAGTTTAGCAACCTCCTCTTGAATCTTTTGTGAATCTGCCTTAATGTTGGCAATAATATCACCCATTCCATATTTTTTGTTGCTATTCAATAGTTGAAGGATTAATATACCAAGAGTCGATGCAAAGTCAAATGTAACCTCTTCAAACTCATCTCCACTCACTCCGAATTGTTGAAATACCTCAATATCTCTATCATCATCCCAACCGAATGGGTTTTGGCTTGACATCTCTTGTTTGCTACTCATTCCTAATTCAAGTCTTGCCTCATCTCTATCAATTAACCCCTTCTCAAATAAAGTAACATAATCTAAACCGATAGGTGGTCTATTCTTGGTTATAAGTTTAACCGGTGCAATATATTTAAAGATAGAACTCAATGCTCTGTCCATCTGTGCTTGTCTTGGCTCTACATAAGACACCTGGAATGACTCGTACGCTTCAATCAACTCGTTACGTCCACCTAACTGCCCTTCTGTTTTAATCCCAAACAACATCGGACTTGTAACCCTATGCCCACTAAATATCTCCTCTTGTACTTGCTGATTCAACTGCATAAACAACTTGTCAAAGTCAGAAGGTGCAAGGTTATCTATTGTAGATGGTGTTTCGTTAGGGTCGTTAAATTGGATTATAACGCTTCCTGCATTGTCAGAACCCGTAAAGTTATCTTTAAACCTTTTTATGGTCTTACGTGCCTCCTCTGGAGTTGGTATGCCCTTGAATAATTGCACTAAGGTTTGTGCAGAGAAACCACTCTTGATGCTATTCAAATGGAAGTTAGCAATCTCTGTATCTATCTCCACATATTTTAATGCTGCAACGTATACCGGTAGAGGATATTCCTCTTGACCTGCACGATACATTTTAAAGCAGTACACTTGCTTGTTCTCACGAGTAGTTGGGTTCCATTGAGGGTAATACTGAACGTCTGTTCTTCTATTTCCCCAATCTTCGCTGTAAGCATAACCACCATCAATAGCAACCCTTACATTTTGAAAAGGTAGGTGGTAGATTTCAGCGATAGAAGTCTTTGCTTTATTCCAGATTATCTCCAAAGCGAAACCATCAAACAACTCAAGGTCATTTGCTATCTTAGATTTAAGAGAATCAAAGTCCTCATAAGCATTGATGCTACCTAAGTAGTCTTGTGCTTTAGCAATATCCTCTGTGTTTTGACCAACTATCTCGGTCTTATCTCCTGCAAGATACGCTGCCTTTTGAGTGATAATAGCGGAGTGCTTTGGGCTTTTGTTAAACAACTCGATCAAACCCATAGGGTAAAGGTTGTCATCCCCAAAGGTGATAATCCCCTTGCTTCTGTTCTCTTTGAACGTTGGCAGTTTTGACTCTGCTAAATTTATCCTAACGAAATTACTTTCCATTTCTTACGAATGTGTTATAGTGGAATATAGATGCCCAAGTGAATAGACTTGCATATCCCACGTTTATTATTATCTCTGGAATCGGTGGGTATTGACCAACCAAAACATTATACAACGAACCCATTGAAGGGATACTCAAACCAACCCTCAACAACCATTGCTCAACTAATGTCAATCGAGCAATCGCTTTAACCTCTCTGCCAAATACGAAAATATAGAATAAAGTCGCATTGACAAATATTAGGATGTTGGCTATTTCATTTATTATCTGCATCGAGTTTATCTTTAAAGAATTTTCTACTAAAAGCCTCAACACCTTTCAATCCCAAAAACCCAAGTATAAATGCAACACCATTAGAGTAGTTAGTGTCGTTAATCTTAACCAAGTCACAAACGACCGGTGTTAAATAGTTAGCACTTGCTACTCCCGTGATGATTGCAAAGAAGGTCTGCTTGATGTTTTTAGTTGCACCCTTACCAACCAATAGCAAAGAGCCGAATAGCCCTGCTATGGATTGCATTACATTTATACCTATCTCGTCTAAAAAGGTTTTCATTCTCCGTATATTTTTTCGTTTAATGTTGGTGTGTATTGTGTCGTTGTTGTACCCTCTGTGCATTTCAACATTCCTTGCTCAACTAACTCATCTGCCAAATCAGGGTCGAGGTTTGAATCACTCGTTTGAGCATAAACCTTATACTCATACTCACCGGTGTAAATGTCTGCCGTTGTGCCTTCGATAAATTGGAATTGGTTGTATCTGTCAGGGTAACTGCTCACATCTGCCATTATGAAATTGTACTTGCCATTGTTGGTACGGTTGGTTAAACTAAACAAAAAGGTAGGGTTTGCAATAGTAACCTTCTCCGTTAATGTCAAATACCAATGAGCCGTTTCGTCTTTTTCGATTGTGAGCATTTATATATAATTAGCACTTTTCATTTTTTGGCAAAAAAAAAGGGTGACCTAAGCCACCCCATTAGAAAGAAACTATGAAAACTATATACCTAAAGATGTTACTACTGCACTCTGTACTAAGTATGGTGCTTCAGTTTCAATCGCACTCAAAGTGAAATTGTAACCTTGTACATCACCCATTGCAGTACCACTCTCAGCAGTCATTGCAGTGATGTCGCAACCATACTCATATCCTGCTAACCAATAGTTATCGTTGTTGTCCTTAACAATGCAGAATACTCTGTTTTGTGCTAACAACTTTAACTCATTACGCTTTGAAGTAGACAACTTGCGAAGTCTTGCTACAACGTCTGTCTGGTTAAATACAGTACCATTCTCAGTTGATACGTTTGTAGTAGTAGTCATTGAACCTACGCCCTTTGGTAACTCATAAGTGTAAACGTCACCACTTGCAACAGTTGAAGCCGTAACCTCTCCACCTGCAACAGTGAACCCACTTGAAGCCCAATCAATAACGTGAATGCTCTTGATACCACCAACGCTATCCTTACAATCTAAAGTAAAACCCTGTGTTAAATTACAAGCCATAATCTTATGCTTTTAAAGGGTTAAACTTACGCAAGGATAAACTCAACAATCTGGTCAGGGAATCCAACTTGAACTCCGTATTTGCAAGTAGCACGGAATCTTACTTCGTCGTTGTCTTGGCTATACCAGAACTTGTACTCCTCCTCTTCGTTTGCAAGGTCAGTACCTACAAAGAAGTTGTTTAAGCGACCTAAGTACATTTTGTCAGTACCATTAAGTCCACCTACACCTACCATCTTAACGTTAGTAGCAGGAATCATTATTTCCATTCCTTCGCTATCAGCAGCGTAGTGGAATAAGTTGTTGTTTCTCAAAGCAGCAGTGTACTTCTTGAAAGTGTCGATTCCAACGAATAATACTAAGTCATCAGCATCAGCGATGTCAGCAGGAGTTGCTGCATACATATCGTCTACTAAGTCATCGATGTTTGCTGAAGTGATAGCAGTTGCACTTGAAGTGTTACCGTCTACCGCCGTTGCATCACCTATGATTTTAACGAATCCGTCAAACTTGTTAGTGTTAGGGTTAGTGTTTGATGTTGCAGTGTCACCTTGCCACATTGCTACTTCTAACAATTTAGCAATCTTGCTTGACTTCTCGTTTCCAATCTGCTCTTCAAATGGAACTGCCTCAGGAGAACCCGCTGCAATTTGAGTCTGCATCCACTTTGCCTCTAAAGTCTTAGGACATAAAGTCTCTTCAACTTTGATCTTACCTACTGTGATAGTACGCTGAGAGAATGTAGTGTTACCTGATGCAGTATACCCACAACCATCAGCCTGGAAGTATACGTCAGAATCAAGGATGTTAAGTGCCTCTGCACTCTTAACTCCTACTTGAACTTGTCCGGCTGCTTGTAATAAAGCAGCAGTCTTGCCACCGAAAAGTGACTTCACAACCAACTCTGTCGATTGTTCGTTGGTGTAGTTGGTTAAACCAGTTACGTTAAATGCCATAATTTATTTTTTTAGTTGTTTTGCTATGTTAATGATGTTGTTAAATCTCTCTTCTTTTTTAGACAATTTAGCAGGTGCTTTAGTTGGCTCTTCGCTTGGAAGGTCAGCAACTTTTTCTACTAAATCAACTGTCTTACCGAATGCCTCTTTCATTGAGTTGAATGATGCTTCGTTGTGGTTCATCTTCTCCTCGATAATAGCAAGTCTTTCAACCGCCTCTTCAAAGCGAGATACAAATGAATTGAAGGCTTCTAAAGTTGCAAACTCTTCTTTTGCCATTTCCTCTTCAACTACTTCCTCTTCAGGTGCAACCTCAACCTCAACCTCAACGATTTCAGTAACAACTCCACCTTCAGTTGTAACGAGCATACCGCCCTCAACCTCGTGAGTTGCATCTGGTGCAGGGATTAACCCCTCACCTGTTTGAACGAAAACTGCAGTACCAACTGCAAGTTCCCCTTCCCATTCAATGATAGTACCGTCTACTAATGTAGCAGTAGCCATCTCAACACTTTTCTCCTCTTCTCCGAAAAGTAAGTGTCTGATTTCTTGGATTACTTCTTTACTGTTCATTTTTATTATAATTAGTGATTATGTTTTTTTGGCTCAATTTTTACCATTCCACTTGGCTACAATCTCCTTCAATTCACTCAATAGCTTGTCCTCCGGTTCTGCCATATCAAAGTACCCTTCAACTGAAAATCCTTTGAACTCACCGTTCTTAACTCTTTCCCAAATGTCATCATCGTTTACTATGTAAGAAAGAAACCAAGAACCATCTGCAACCTCTTCATATCCTTTAGGTGGCATCTTGCCTTTTTCTCTATCAACCAAGAACGACTCTAATAAGGAAAGCCCTTGAGTAGGTGCATCGTGGTGGATGTTTACTGAATCGTACTTGTCACCCTTAGCCCACTTCTTTGCTATCTCAAAAATAGTGTCTCTATCAAACACAACGTAATACTCCCCTCTTGCCTCATCGTATCGGTAAATGGGTTTGTCTGCTATCATTGCAGCACCGCTTATTATTCTCTTCTCTTCGTCTTGAATTGAGAATCCAGATTTACGCTTTGACTTCCTCAACTCCAACTCCTCAAGTTTCCTCTCGGTCCAACGTAGCATCTCATCACCACCCCATAAAAGGTAGGAAATAGTGCCACATGCTTTGGTGTCTTTTGGGTTGTAGTACTCCTTACCTCTTGATAGGTAGGAATAAGTACGCTTGATAGTTTCCATTGAGATTGCCTCACCATTGGCAAGTTGTCGTGCTCTATTCTTACCTACTAAAGTAGCACAATCGTTATTCACTGCTTCGTTTAGTTTAATACCTCGTTGAGCATTTTGACTTGCTGCCTTTGGGTAATCGTTGTAAGATTGAAACTTATGCTCGTTGAAGTATTGAAAATCCTTTTCGATTGCAGGGTTGGTTACGAGTGAAACGAACTCAACTCCGGTTTCGTCCTCTGGATTTATTATTAGTCTATATATCGGTAGATTCATTTTGTGGGAAATATTCTGGGTGTAACTCTTTGCACTTCTCTGTCCATTCAGCGATTGCCCTTGAACTTCCAAAGGTATGAACGCCCATAGGTGGACACCACACCATTTTTGCATCCCAAGAACTATAAGCATTACCACTCCACAATACATCAACGTGGTAGTTGGTTGAAAGAACGGGTTCGGTTATTACTTCGCCTTCGCTATCGTATTCGCCTTCGGTTAGGACTATATTACCCAATCGCACGATGCTATGAGGATGGCTTGGGTTACCATCTTCGTCAACTCCTAATGCTTCGATAAAGGTGTTGGCTTCTGTTTCTGATTTAAATTCGTATTTTCTGAACATTTTAAATTGTTGTTAGGGATGCAAGTTCGTCGTTTGTTAGACGGGTAGGGAATAGTAGGGCTTGATTGATTGGTTCGTATAAATCATTTGCCCCAATTTGTTGCCCCAAGTCAAAACGGCTACACGCTGGGATTGTTCCAGCCGTACCAGTTCCGCTAATAATTAAATCTCCATCCATGTATACGGCATAATCTTCATCCTTATAAGCACAAGCGATTTTGTGAACGCCTTTTTCATTTCCAATAGGTGAAGTTGAATTTGCATAAAATAAATCTCCTCCCGAATTACGCACATAAAAATCAATTTTATTTGTACTGCTGATATAGGCAGTTATTCGGTTACTTGTAGTGCCGTCATTCAAAGCAAAAATTCTACGGGTTGCTGATTGCCCAATTAAATTTTGGTCAAATTCTACAAATACAACCCCCTCCGTCTGCCCAATCAACGAACTAATACCCGTCTTGTAACAAGAATCTTCCGACCTCGTTACACTTGCCCCATAGGTAGGTATGTAGGATGTGGGGTAAGATGCTTGTTCTAACTGCATCCCATAAATTAAAATATCGCTTTCATTTGTGGTATTATTACCACGAACTTGCATCCCGAAATTATCCGTAGTAGATACCGTTGCCGTGTGCGTTGCCGTAAATAATTGCCATTCGTCGGTTGCCGTTTGTTCGCCTCCAACTTGAGCACCAGCAACTCTAAATTGAACCAACTCATTATTCCCACTTGTCGCTTTTACCCAACAAGAAATAGAATACGTCGTACCGCTTGTAAATGCAAAATCCCTCACTAATCCGCTTCTATCTGAACTCGTAGAACCTACCGCATCAAATTGAACCCTTGTTGCGTTTTGTACACCTTCTGGGCTTATTGCATAATTACCCGTAACTACTGGAACACTTCCACTGCCTTGTTGAGTTTTACCCCAATATGAACCCTCAAAGTATTCACTAAAATCAAACAGATTACTCCTCTGAGGCTCTAACAACAACGACGGGCAACTACCACCCGAATAGTCAAGTCTTGGCATATCCTCTAATATACCCGCTTGTGCAGTTGTGGTGGTTGTTTCTATGTAGTCCGTTGCTACTAAACCTGCTTCCGTTTGTGCATCTTGAATGTATATATACCCACTTGATGCACTCAAATCGCCATCATCAATGGCAGGGTATATTATTCTGTTGGTTGTGGTTTTATTAATGATAAGACTACATTTATACCATCCATTTCCTATTGATTCAACACTTGAACCTATCGCATTAGTTGTAGTGCCAAGAACACCATTTTGCAAATCAAAACTGGCTTGTGTAAATGTTCCACCACCCATACCAAGAATTAACCAATTCAATGTTCCTGCTTTAGCGTAAACTGAAAATGTTTGAACATTACTGGTAACCAAATTTTGTTTCATGTAATAACTTGAAGAGGAAACACTTAATTGCCAAGCATCATTACTCCCATCATATCCACTCTGTCCACTTGTTACACTTACATTGCTTTTAATCCAAGTAGTACTAAACGTATTAGACTGCAATAACAAATTCTCTCTACCCTTCTCAATCAACCCCTCACTATTAACCCTTGTCGCTGCTAAATTAGAACCTCTACTAAAGGTAAAATCCCCACTCCCATCGGTGGGCTTAACGGAGTATAGTTTACCGTCTTTATATCCGCTTGGTATCATTACCAAACTCGCATCGTTTATCATAATCTTAAACCTTTAATTGTACAACTGAACGCCTCTACAACCCCACCATCAGCCAATACCCTTGACTTAAAGGAGTTGAATAGACTAAATGCTAAACCCTTGTGTCGGGTTGAATATACCCTTACACCTATCATACGTTGTACATTACAACCGAACCACTTGTCAAGGTGATAGACGATATTGATTTCCCATTAGCCACCGATATAAAAATACCAGAGTATAAAGTAACTCCAGATAATCCTAAATCAGATAGCAATGATGAACCATTCTCATCCAATATTGCCGATACTACTGCATCAGCGTTTACGACAAATCCTTGCCAGTTTCCAGTGTTTGCACTTGTGTTGCTTACGACTTTACTCCCGGTAAAGCCACTCATAAATTCTGTTGCTGAACTCATACTTATATATAGTGTTTTTAAATTTTTGGCATTATTCTACTAAACTCACCTTTTGGGTGTTGCTTACTTTAGCTTGTGTTGATGTGATGTCAGACTCTACTACATACACCTTTCTCATCTGTGTTAATTCATTCTCAGAGTTGATCACTCCACCCAATCTTGGTGCAGCCATTTGAGGTACTCCTGGTGCTGATGGTCTTGATTGTGATCCTACCGATGGTGCAGGTGCTTTGATTATGTCATAAGCCCTTTTTGCGTTGGACAGGATGGTTGTTGCAAGTGCAATATATTTCGCTATTCCTGCAAGTCCTCCCGTTGCAACGTTGTCCGGTGTTGGTGAGTTGGCATTTGCTAAAGCCCCACTCAATGCTCGTGCAGTATCTGCACCTATTTGTGCTAATGCGATTGCTTTACCTATCTTTGAACTCTCCCCAGCTAATCCAATAATGGCATCTGCTAAACCTTTTGCCTCATTGA